GAAGATGGAGAAGATACCAAATATAATTGGAATGGCACAGCTTGGGTGTCCGAATAGGAGACTCAAATGCCTAGAAATAAATCTGGCTCAGCAAACGGTGGTGTAATTGGAAAAACGAATAAAGTTTCGTTTGGAAAGTGTACAGTTACAACTAAAACATCATCTGGAACAATCACAACTCAACCAGGAACGACACTAGCGGCTATGACAGTTGTCGGTGGAGGTGGAGCTGGTGGTGGAAATGCTGGAGGTGGTGGAGGTGCTGGCGGTATGGTTTTACACCCTGGAATACAAGTTTGTGGAAATACACCTTACACTGTAACAGTAGGTGGTGGCGGAGCAGCTGCAGGAGGATCTAATAAAGGAAATTCTGGAGCAGATTCAAGTATTGCACCAGGAACTCCAGCATTTTTAAGAGGTAGAGGTGGAGGTGGAGGTGGCACTGGACCAGGTTCACCCTCTAGTAATAGATGTGGTGTAGATGGTGGTTCTGGTGGTGGAGTTTCAAGAGACGCAATTCCTCCAGGACAAGCTGGTGGATGTGCTACACAACCTACACAATGTGGAGCTTCTGGAACATTTGGTTTTGGAAATGCAGGTGGTGGTGGATGTCAAACAGGAAACCCAGATGCAGGTGGTGGTAACACTGGAGGTGGTGGCGGTGGTGGTGCTGGCGCAGTAGGTTTTGTTGGAGATTATCCAGATGGTAGTGGACCAGGTGCAGCCTGTGCAACAGGTGCAGGTGGAGCAGGAAAAGATGTTAGTCCTGTTATGGGACCAGGTTTACCTAATTCAGGTTTATATGCAGGTGGAGGTGGTGGAACAGTTCAATGTGGTACTGGAGGAAATCCAGGACCTGGTGGTGGTGGACGAGGTGGAGCAAACCCTGCTCCTAATGGTGGTGCTGGTACAGCTAATACTGGTGGTGGAGGTGGAGGTGTAAGAAATCCATCAGGATCAGGTGGTGCTGGTGGTTCAGGAATTGTTATCGTAAAAGAATTAAGTAAAGCAAGTGGTGTGTGGTCAATGCAAAGTCAATTTAGTGCACAGAGTCAAGGAACATGGCCAGATGGATCTGTTGCTTTAGGTGTTAGTTTAGATTATTTAGTAGTTGCCGGTGGTGGTGGCGGTGGTAAATCATGTAGTAGAGCAGCCGGTGGTGGAGGAGCTGGAGGTTATAGAGCTTCTGGTTATGGACCTAGCCCACTTAGAGGATCAGCTTTATCAGGTTTAAGCACAGGATCTTATACTATTACAGTAGGAGCTGGTGGTGCAACAGGATCTTACGCCGTAAGGGGAGTTCAAGGTAATGAATCAACATTTTCAACAATAACATCTGCAGGTGGTGGTGGAGGTGGATCTGAACAAAATGCTGTAAAAACTGGTGGAGATGGTGGATCAGGTGGTGGAGGTGGTGGAGCAGGTCCTGCTTGTAGCACAGCTGCAGGTGGATCAGGAAATACACCACCAACAAGTCCTCCACAAGGTAATGATGGTGGACAATCTAATTTAGCTAATGGATCAAACAGTTCTGGTGGTGGTGGAGGTGGAGCAACGGCTGCTGGAACCGCTGGTAATAAACCAAGTGGTCCAGGAGGACCAGGAGGTGCTGGTGCACCAAATACAATTTTAGGTCCTGACACAACATACGCTGGCGGTGGAGGAGGAGTTAGAGATTCTTCTCCAGGAGCTGGATCAGGTGGTGCAGGTGGAGGTGGAAACGCATCTATTGATGGATGTGGTAGTGCAGGGTCAGCCAATACTGGAGGTGGAGGTGGTGCTAGTGCTGCACAGCCAGGCCCAACAAAAGCAGCAGGAGCTGGTGGTTCAGGTATCGTTGTTATTAGAGGACCTAGTGCATTAACTTTTGCGGTAACTCCTGGAGGTTCAACTTCAACTCATCCAGGTGGTGATAAATTAGCCACGTTTACATCTTCGGGGACATTGACTATTTCTAAATAATCGATATAAGAAAGATATAGAAAGATGAATCTTACAAATTATTATTGGTATTTTCAATCAGCAATTCCAGAACGTATCTGTGATGAAATAGTTAAATATGGGAAATCTATTTCTGATCAAATGGCGGTGACTGGTGGTTTAGGCGATAAAAAATTAAATCAAAAACAAATTAAAGATTTAAAAACAAAAAGAGATTCTAATATTGTTTGGATGAATGACAGATGGATATATAAAGAGATACAACCATATGTTCATCAGGCAAATGCAAATGCAGGTTGGAATTTTCAATGGGACTTTTCAGAAAGTTGTCAGTTTACAAAATATGAAAAAGGTCAGTTTTATGATTGGCACTGTGATAGTTGGGATAGACCTTATCAAAGACAACAACCTAACGATCCATCACATGGTAAGATTAGAAAATTATCAGTAACAGTAACTTTATCAGATCCAAAAGATTATAAAGGTGGAGAATTAGAATTTGATTTTAGAAATTTAGATCCAGATAAAAAACCTAATATTAGAAAATGCACTGAAATATTACCAAAAGGATCATTAGTTGTATTTCCTGGTTTTGTTTGGCACAGAGTATGTCCAGTTAAAAAAGGATCTAGATATAGTTTAGTAATATGGAATTTAGGATGGCCATACAAATGAGTTTTCCAAAACAATTACAATTAGAAGAATATTTTAAATGTCCTATATGGTGGGCTGACGAACCTAAGTTTGTAAAAAAATTAAATAAAGCATCTGACAAATACATAAAACAATCTCAAAAAAATTTAAAAGAAAATATAGATAAAAGAAATAAACAGTTTGGAAATAAAGGAGATATGGGTCATGTGTTTCACTCAACAACATTAATAGGTGATCCTAAATTTAAAGAATTACAAGATTATATTGGTGCAACCGCGCACAATTTATTAGTTGAGATGGGTTTTGATTTAACTCAATATCAAATATTTACAACAGAAATGTGGGTACAAGAGTTTGCTAAACAAGGAGGAGGACATCATACTTTACATACTCATTGGAATGGACACATATCTGGTTTTTATTTTTTAAAAGCCTCAGAAGCTACATCACTACCTTTATTTGAAGACCCAAGACCAGGTAATGTTATGAATCTTTTACCAGAAAAAGATAAAACAAAAGTTACATATGCATCTTCACAAGTGCATTATAAAGTAAAACCAGGTAGAATAATATTTTTTCCATCGTATATGCCACATCAATATACAGTTGATATGGGATATGAACCTTTTAGGTTTATACACTGGAACTGCCAAGCGATACCGAAAGGAGTTTTAGATGTCGTTCAAAAAAAATAAATACAGTGTTTTAAAAAATGCAATATCAAAAGAATTAGCAAATTTTGTATATAATTATTTTTTAAATAAAAGAAATGTAGCAAGAGTTTTATTTGATTCTAGATACATATCACCATTCACAGAATATTGGGGTATATGGAATGATGAACAAGTTCCTAATACTTATTCACATTATTCAGATATTGCTATGGAAACTTTATTACAACAAGTAAAACCTGTTATGGAAAAACATACAGGATTAAAATTATCTGAAACATATTCGTATGCTAGAATATATAAAGAGGGTGATGTGTTAGCTAGACATAAAGATAGGTATTCATGTGAAATATCTACAACGTTAAATTTAGGCGGTGATGACTGGCCAATATATTTAGATCCAACAGGTGGCAGTGGCAAAGCTGGAATCAAAATAACTTTAAAACCTGGTGATATGTTAATCTATTCTGGTTGTGATTTAGAGCATTGGCGAGAAGAGTTTAAAGGTAAAGATTGTGGACAAGTATTTTTACATTACAATAAAGCTAATTCTAAAATGGCTAAAAAAAATGCCTTAGATAAAAGACCTTTATTAGGTTTGCCAGCATGGTTTAAAGGCATGAAGTTGACTAATTTTAAAAAATAGTCTATACAATAGACTGGCGGGGGGAGACACCACCACACCCTCTCCCTGCTTTTAATCTATTAATTAACTGCAAAATAGGTATAATGGATTATTATGCTACAAAAGATAGGTTTTCAGCCAGGAATAAACAAACAAGTCACAGAAACTGGAGCAGAAGGTCAATGGACAGACTGCGATAATGTTAGATTTCGTTATGGAACTCCAGAAAAAATAGGTGGTTGGAAGCAATTAGGAGATGATACTCTTACAGGAGCAGGTAGAGGACTTCATCATTTTGTAAATAGTTTAGCTAGAAAATACGCAATTATTGGTACAAACAGAATTTTATATGCATACTCTGGAGGTGTATTTTACGACATACACCCTATTAAATCTACAACAACACTTACAAGTGCATTTAGTACAACTAACGGATCAGCTGAGGTTACAATAACTTTTGGTAGTGCACACAATATATCAGCACAAGATATAATATTATTAGATAATTTTTCATCTATAACAAATTCTAATTTTGCAGCCGCAGATTTTAATGATAAAAAATTTATGGTAACCACTGTGCCTAATAGCACAACTTTAACTATAACAATGCCGTCTAATGAGTCAGGATCTGGTGCAACAACATCAGGTGGTATTAGAGTACAACATTATTATCCAGTAGGACCAGCTGTTCAAGCAAAGGGTTTTGGTTGGTCATTGGGATCTTGGGGTGGAGAAGTAGCAGGAGAACCTACAACCACTTTACAAAATGGTATTACAGACACTGCAACAACAGGTATTATATTAGTAGACTCGTCACAGTTTCCAACAGCGGGAACAAATTTTATAATTATAAATAGCGAAGAAATATCTTATACAGGTATTGCAACTACAGGAGAACTTACCGGTGTTACAAGAGGTGTAGCAGGGACAACTGCAGCAGCACACAGTGGTGGTGCAACAATTACAAGTTCTACTAATTTTGTAGCATGGGGTGAAGCAGCATCTGGAGATTTAGTATTAGAACCAGGTATGTGGTCATTAGATAATTTTGGTGACAAGGCTATTTGTTTAATACACGATAGTGCTGTGTTTGAATGGAACTCTGCAGCATCAGATGCAACATCTAATAGAGCAACAATTATTACTGGTGCACCAACAGCGTCAAGACACATGTTAGTATCTACACCCGATAGACACTTAGTATTTTTTGGAACAGAAACAACTATTGGAACTCCTACAACACAAGATGATATGTTTGTAAGATTTTCAGATCAAGAAGATATTAATACTTATACACCAACAGCAACCAATACAGCTGGCACACAAAGATTGGCTGATGGATCACAAATTAGAGGGGCAATTAGAGGTAGAGATGCAATATATGTTTGGACTGATACAGCTTTATTTACTCAACGTTTTGTTGGTGCTCCGTTTACATTTGCATTTGCACAGGTAGGTACAAACTGTGGATTAGTTGGACAGAATGCATGTGTTGAAGTTGATGGTTCTGCATATTGGATGTCAGAAAATGGTTTTTTTAGATATGCTGGTAAATTAGAATCACTACCTTGTTTAGTAGAAGATCATGTTTACGATGACATAAATTTAGAATCAGGTAATCAAATGGTATCTGCTGGATTAAACAATCTTTTTGGTGAGGTTATGTGGTTTTATCCAACTTCTTCATCTTCCGTTGTAAATAGAATGGTTGCGTATAATTATTTTGATTCTTCATCACGAAGACCTGTATGGACTGTAGGAACATTAGCTAGAACCATGTGGCAAGACTCAGCTGTTTTTGGCACTCCGCATGCTTTAGAGTATGACGCAGGCACAGATACATCGTTTGATGTTGTAGGAAATACAGAAGGTAGAACAACATACTATCAACACGAAACAGGAACTGATCAAGTAAAAGGTGGTGCAACAACTGCTATTCTTGCAAATATATCTTCAGGAGATTTTGATATTACACAAAGAAGAGCTATAACCGGAGCTACGACAGGAATGCCGGATCTTAGAGGTGATGGAGAATTTATAATGAAAATAAGAAGATTTGTACCAGATTTTATTTCTCAAACAGGTAACACTCAGGTTACTTTAAATTTACGTAATTATTCAAATGATAGTCAATCAGGATCTGCATTAGGACCCTTTACAGTTAGCTCATCTACTAGTAAAGTAGATACTCGTGCAAGAGCAAGAGCAATTGCATTAAAAATAGAAAACACATCTTCTAATCAAAGTTGGAAATTAGGAACTTTTAGATTAGATATACAACCAGACGGACGTAGATAATGGCAATTACA